GCAAGAAGTCGATTTTGAAGGTGACATGATTTTCCTGCGTACTGTGATGATGCACATAAGCGGTGAAGCAAGAATGTCGCGTTACCCGTTGTTCCCGCCTGACAGGACAAGCAGCCAGCAACTTGGAAGTGCTGTCACTTACGCCAAGCGTTATGCGCTCACCGCAATGTTCGGCACCGAGAAAGGTGTCGATGCAAACATTCAAGATGCAGACGACGACGGTGAGGCAACAGGCTTGATGCCCATTCAAGAAGATCAGTTTCCTCCGAAGCCCGCAGCGACAGCACCAGATCAAGTCTCCCTGTCCGGTGTCGCGGGCCACTCCCCCGGCGGTGGGGTAAAGCCTGCCGTCGGGGCTTTTTCTGACCCTGCGGTGGTAGCTGCCGCACCTGATGATCGGGTTGAGGAAACACTTGCAAAGGTTACGGACGTGAAAGTTTTAGAAACAGCGTTCCGTCAACGGGGCGGCATGAAGCAGCCCGACAACATCGTAAAAATGTTCGGTAATCGTAAGAAGGATTTGATGAATGTCTGAACAACAGAACCGGCCCAAGTTTGGTCAGGATGAACTTACCATGTCGCTCAACGATAAGCGGCCTGGGTCTGGCGATGGCCAGAAGACAGAAGACTGGCACGCTGACTGGTCGGGCAAGCTGGTTGTCGGCGGCAAGACTTACTACGCCAACCTGTACCAGAAAAACGACGGGTGGATTGCGGGCAAGCTGAAAGAAGCGCCTGCAAAGAAGGATGATGTCGCAGACGAAATACCATTCTAACGCCTTCATAGGTGACTTATTCCGCGCCAGCGGTTCGGCTTACATCACACCGGATCGCTGGCAGGAATTTTGGGAATTTGGGCTGGTGACAACAGACAGTGACTGCATGTCGCCACGCCTCACAGAAGACGGATTATGGCTTTTGAAATATGTCACTCAAGGATGGAAGGCAGCATCCCGTTCTAGCGGTGGTAGACCCGCAGGGTTTGTTGCTGGTGATTGGGCGCACCCAAGCACGATTGGCTATGACGCCGACGATGATGCGCCAGAAGGCGATTGAATTACTGAGATATGCGGAAGAAGCGGAGCGTGAAAAAGATCAAGCCGGTTGCAGCAAACAGGACTGACGTTTGTAAGCAATGCGGCGAGACATTCAACTGGCGCTATCAGGGGGTGGCTAATGGCAACGGTGAATATTTCTGCGGGCCGCAGTGTCTACATGACTACTGGAAGGATGGAGAAGCATGGACGGCGCTGTAGCAGAACGAGACGTTATTCGCGCATTGAAAGACTACACGGAACTGCGCGCCGTTCTCGTCATCAACAACAAGGAAGTGGACTTGCACCTGTCCAACCTAGTGGAGCCGACATGGCTGATCAGCGATTGCGACGTGGATACAAGGGAATTGGCTATGCCGATTGTCAGGCGGCTGTACGAAGCACTGTACCAACAGGGGCGGTACAAAACATAGAAGCGGGCGACGGCACGTTGCAGAGGCGTTTGGATCTTGGCCTTTGTCCAAAATGCGTGACGGCGTTTGACGGTGCTAACTGCGGCACCTGTGGATTGACCATCAGTAAAACGGTTTTGCAAAAATGAGAGACTTTCAATTTAAGAACAAAGAAGCGTGGAAGGTTACTGAATTTGATTCAACCTTGGACGCTGTAGAGTTTTTGCAAGCCAAGATAGAGGTTTATTTGGATGAAAAGGGCGAAGGCGCGCCAACCAAAATGGATAGGCGTCTGCTTGTAGATGCAGAATCCTGCATAGATCATTTGGTAGAAGAAGTATTTGCACTTGAACTGCAAATTGAAAGTTTGAGGCAATGACCGCGTTCTACACACCACAGGAACTGGCTGAACGCTGGAAAGTGTCGGCCCGTACTGTGGTGCGTATGACAGAGGCAGGCGATTTGCCTCACATCAAAGTGGGTAAAAAAATAAGAATACCAGCCCACGCATTAGCAACTGTCGAAGGAGACACGACATGCACAACTATCAACTTAAAAAACGCGGTGGCAGGAAGCACTGGCACATATACTGGCGAGAGAACGGAGAGCCGCAGTATGCGTCTACTGGCACGTCAGATGAGGCGTTTGCAAAGACTTTCCTAGAGACGTTCAAGAGACTTCAACAAGCGCACGATTATGTGAACGTAGGTGAAATCTTGCACCAGTTTACGGTACGGGACTACGCCCCGCGTGCAGTCTCAATGTCACGGCACTACTCTATACTCAACCAGCTTGAGCCGCTTCGCGATTGCGACCCGCTTGATCATGAATCCTTTGAGGATGCTGTGTACGAATGGAAGCAAGAACGTCTGGCAAATGTGTCAGAGGTAACGATGGCGCGCGAACTGGCGGTGCTGATTGCGGCCCTTAATTGGGCGGCAGACAGAGAGCGGGGAAGGATGATACGCGGTGTGCCGTACATACCCAAGAACAGGTATCAGAAGGTGGCGCGTATCAGGTGGCTGGATACAGAAGAACGTACCCGGTTGCTACAGGCGTTGCCCCTGCAACCGTTGTATCTGCGCCTTGCTGTCGGCATTGCAATCTCCACGGCGGCACGCAAGTCGGCCATCCTGGAACTGCAAAAACACCAGATCAAATGGGGGGAAGGTCAGATCGACTTTCACGCTCCTGCGGACGGCAAGAAGCGGAAAGCTAGGCGGGTGTGTGATATCACCGGCATGGTAGAACCGTGGCTT